CTGGAAGACGAGATCGTGCGCGCCATGGCGCTGGTATCAGGGGAGATGACCAATGGCCGTGCGTGACCAGGCAACGATGGACGTGGCCGCTGCGCTCAATGCGCTGTGGCTGGAGTACTTCAAAGCCCCGCCGCGCATCACCGTCACCGAATGGGCCGAGCAATACCGCAGCCTCTCCAGCAAAGACAGCAGCGAGCCTGGCCCCTACCGCTGCGCCCGCACACCCTACGCCCGCGAGCCACAAGACTGCCTGTCGGCCCACAGCCTGGTGGAAGAGGTCATCCTTATGTGGGGCGCGCAGACCAGCAAAACCACCATCGGCAGCAACTGGATGGGCTACATAGCCGACGTCAACCCCGGCCCGGCCATGATTGTGCAGCCCACCATCGACATGGCCAAGCGCTACAGCCGCCAGCGGCTCACCCCCATGATCGAAGAGTCGCCCACCCTCAAGCGCAAGGTGCGCGAAAACCGCAGCCGCGACGACGCCAACACCACCCTGCTCAAAGAATACCCAGGCGGCCAATGGGCGCTGGCCGGTGCCAACAGCGCAGCGGGCCTGCGCTCCATGCCCGTGCGCGACCTCTTCATGGACGAGATCGACGCCTGGCCGCACGACGTGGACGGCGAGGGCGACCCCAGCGCCCTGGCCGAAGCCCGCCAGTCCACCTTCGCCCGGCGCAAGCGGCTCAAGACCAGCACCCCCACCACCCGAGACTTCAGCCGCGTCGAGGCCGAATACTTGGCCAGCGACCGTTGCCAGTTCTGGGTGCCATGCCCCCACTGCGACGAGTTTCAGGTGCTGGAGTGGGGCGCATCCACCAACCACGGCATCAAGTGGGTCAAAGACGAAGCAGGCCGCGCTATACCGTCATCCGCCCACTACGTTTGCCGCCACTGCGGCGCACACATCCAGGAGCACAACAAGCCCACCATGCTGGCGCGTGGCGAATGGCGGGCCACAGCGCCCGGTGCCAAGGCAGGCAAAGTGCGCGGCTTCCAACTCAGCAGCCTCTACAGCCCGCTGGGTTGGCTGGCATGGGCAGAGCTGGTGCAAGAGTGGGCCACCGCACAAGATGCATCCCGCCAGGGCGACCGCAGCAAACTGCGCGCCTTCATCAACACCCGCCTGGCCGAAACCTATGAGGAAGACGGCGACCGCGCCAGCGAGCACGAGCTGCGAAAACGTGCACCCGACATCCCCCTGCGCCAAGTCCACTGGGGCCTGTTCGTCTGCACCATGGGCGTTGACACCCAGGGCGACCGGCTGGAGGCCTACGTGTGGGCCTGGGGCCGTGGCATGGAGCGCCAAATGGTCGACCGCCAAATCATCTATGGCGACCCCGGCCTACCCGAAGGCGAGAGCGGCAGCCCGTGGACGAGCCTCAGCGAATACCGCCGCACCCCGCTACAGCACGCATCGGGTCGCACCATCAGCATCGTAGCCACCATGATCGACTCCGGTGGCCACCACACCCAGGCCGTGTACGACTACGCCCGCCGCCACGGCCACGCCCATGTCTATGCCGTCAAAGGCCAAAGCGTGCACGGCAAGGCCATCCTGGGCAAGCCCACCGAGCAAGACGTCAACTGGCGCGGCCAAAAGGTCAAGCGTGGCGTCAAACTCTGGCCCATTGGTACTGACACCGCCAAGGCCGAGATATATGGCCGCCTGCGCAACACCGAGCCTGGCCCTGGCTACGTGCACATCAGCCGCCACCACATGCCCGAGGTGTTCGAGCAAATCACCAGCGAGCGCATGGTCACCCGCTACGTCAAAGGCCACCCCAAGCTCGAATGGGTCAAACCCGCGGGCAAGCGCAACGAGGCCCTCGACTGCGCCGTGTATGCCCTGGCTGCCGCCCACTTTGTTGGCCTGGACCGCTACCGCGAGAGCGACTGGGCCAAGCTGGAGCTCCAAGCCCAGGGCCGCGACCTGTTTGACACCCCCGCCATCCAGGCCGTGCAACCCATAGCAGACACACCCGACTCAGTGCACACGTCTGCACCCCAGCCCACTACCCCGACAACCAAACCCAAGCCCATCAACCTACGGCCCAGCCGCCACAACCACGCCAACCACGCCTCATGGTAAAACCAGCCACTAAACCGACCCCACAGATTCCAATCGATCTGCAAGAGGAGCAATTCAAAAAGGAAATGGCAAAAGTTCCAATTAAAGGAAATGCCTACGATTACATGCTGGAATGTGTATTGGCTATGGCTCCAGAGTTGAGCGCCAACATTAAGCGATTAGCCCTAATACAAACGGCAAAACACTTCGGCAAAGACTATAACTATTTGCCCGCCTATTGCCGGGATATTGAGCATCGTGATGCTGAAATGAAAATGTTTTTTGCCAAAGGGGCGCAAATAAATTGGCTTTCTCGGCACTATGAACTGAGCCGAACTAGGGTTTATGAAATCGTGACCGGCAAGAAGCGCTAAAACCGTCCGGTCTTTTGCCTTGAAAACCGGACAACACGCGGGCCATAGTCTCGCAACATGGCTGCACCCACCCCCACCACAGAACCCACCACCCTCATAGCCGGTGACACCGCCCGGTGGACCCGGGCACTGCCAGACTACCTGGCATCGGCTGGCTGGGTGCTCACCTACACCCTGATCAACGCCACTGGCAAGATCACCTTCAGCGCCAGTGCTTATGGAGACGACCACCTGGTCAACGTCTCTGCAGCCACCACTGGCGGCTGGGCTGCTGGCAGCTACTCCTGGCGCGCTGCCGTGGCGCTGGCTGGAGAGGTTTACACCGTAGACACCGGCACGATTGTGGTGCAGCCCGCATTTGGCGTGGCCACGCTGGACAACCGCAGCTTTGCCCGCATCGCCCTGGCCAACATCGAAGCCTACCTGGTCAACCCCGCCAACCTCAGCTCGGCGCAATACAAGATTGCCGACCGCGAGCTATCGCGCATCCCCATGGGCGATCTGCTCGCCATGCGCGACAAGCTGCGCATGGAAGTCACCCAGGAAGACGCCGCCGCCCACATCGCCCGTGGCCTGCCCGACAAGCGCCGCGTCATGGTCCGCTTCGGCTAACCCCAACACCGCACCCCCATGCAAAAACCCAGCCTCTTCCAACGCGCCCGCGAGGGCATCTCCCGCTGGACCGGTGGCGGCAAAGCCCAGCAGTTCCGCCGCTTCCAGGCCGCCCAGCTCGACCGCATGAGCGCCGACTGGCTCGCCACCGAGCAAAGCATCAACCAGGAGCTGCGCTCAGACCTCAACCGCCTGCGCAGCCGAGGCCGTGACCTGGCCAAAAACAACGACTACGCCGTCAAGTTCCGGGGCATGTGCACCGACAACATCATCGGCCCCGGTGGCATCCGCCTGCAGGTCCGCGTGGAAGATAGTCCCGGCAAGCCCGACGCCATGGCCAACGCAGCCATCGAGACCGCTTGGGCAGATTGGGCAAAAGCCTGTGACGTCACGGGCCGCCAGTCCCTGCGCGACCTCTGCATCACCCTGGTGGACGGCCTGCCTGCGGATGGCGAGTTTTTGGTGCGCATGGTGCGCGGCGCCGATGCTGGCAACAAGTACAACTTTGCGCTGCAAGTCATCGACGTGGACCGCATCGACACCAACTACAACACCGCCAGCGGCCCCAACAACAACGCCGTCATCATGGGCGTGGAGGTCGACCAATACCGGCGCCCCGTAGCCCTGCACCTGTTTGTCAGCCACCCCAACGATGGCGCCAATGGCAGCCGCATGCGCCAGCGCGTGCCCATGGACGACATGATCCACGCCTTCAAGGTAGAGCGGGCCGAGCAAGTGCGCGGCATCCCATGGATGGCCGCTGGCATGATCAGCCTGCACCACCTGGGCAAGTTCAAACTGTCAGCCCTGCTGGCTGCAGAGCATGGCGCCAACCACTATGGATTCTTCACCACACCAGACGGCGCTGCACCCATAGGCGGTGCGGATGCTGAAGGCCAGCAGGTCACCGTCTCGCAGCCAGGCACGTATGACACCCTGGCCAGCGGCACCACCTTCACCCCGCATGAGAGCAAGTACCCCAACGAGGTGTTTGGCCCCTTCGTCAAAACCACCCTGCAGCGCATCGCCAGCGGCTGGCGCGTGGCATACCACAGCCTTGCCAACGACCTGGAGGGCGTCAGCTACTCCAGCATCCGCAGCGGCAGCCTGGAAGAGCGCGACCGCTGGTCTGGCGACCAGCAATGGTTTGTCAGCATCTTCATGGAGCGCATCTACAACGGCTGGCGCGAAATGGCCCTGCTGTCAGGCGCCATCACCATGCCCAACAGCAGCCCGTTGCCCATTGCCAAGGCCGCCAAATTCAGCCGGCACGACTGGCAGCCACGCCGCTGGGAGTGGGTCGACCCCCTCAACGACATGCAGGCCAAGATACTGGCCGTCAAAGCGGGCCTGATGGCACCGCAAGACCTGGCAGACGCCATGGGCTACGACTTTGAAGACACCATGAAGGCCATTGCATCGGCCCAGCAGCTGGCCACCGATCTTGGCGTCAAGCTCACCGCCTACGACCCCACGCCCGGCGCACAGACCGCAGGGCAACCTGCCCAGTCAGACACGGCGGGCCAGCAGACTGCAGCCAAGTAAGGACAACACCATGACCCTCTACGCCATCCTCCTGATCTGCGCCTACGGCTTCATGTACTGCATCTTTAGCGCCAACAACCCATAAGGACCATCTATGTCAATCCTGACCACAGACATCGTTTACCGCCTCAGTGGCGGTGCAGCCAACGCAGACCCCACGCTATCCATCGGTGGCGTCAAATCCAGCGTGGCCTCTGGCTCCACCATCTTTGATGACGTGAGTAGCGTAGAGGCCGCTGCTGGTGACGTGGAGTACCGGCTGGTCTACATCCACAACGGCCACGCAACACTGGCCTACAAGACCGCTGCTGTGTGGATACAGACCCAGACGCCAAGCGCATCCACTGACGTTGCAATCGGGCTGGCTGCAGCTGGCCTTAACGCCACTGAAACGGCAGTTGCCAACGAAAACACTGCGCCCGCTTCGGTGACGTTCTCGGCCCCGTCCACCTTCGGCGCTGGTTTGTCGCTGGGCACTATCCCAGCAGGCCAGCACTACGGCGTGTGGGTTCGCCGCACGATCAACGCTGGCGCTGCATCCGCAGCCGACTCATTCACTCTGCGCGTGCAGGGCGACAGCAACCCGTAATCATGGCATCGCCAGTTGCTGACAGCTACTCTTCCGCCAGTGGTGCGGGCATTTATGGCGGGAGGTTTAGCACTCCTGCGTGGCTGTCTGGGATTTCGCAGGGGACGTGGGGCAGCTTGCCAAACAGCACACTTAGCGCGTCAGGCGTTGGCTGGGCAGGCACTAACCCCGGTGGGTCTGGTGGTTATCAGACGATTGTCACGGCATGGGGCGGCGGCGTATTAAATACGGTTGGCTGCTACTACGATTCCGCATTCCATAGCGGCACGTTCATGGTCATTTGGGGTGGCGGTCACGCAGACTACGCAGGTAATGAGGTCTACGCATACGGCCCAATGGAAAGCGACTCTGCGGTATGGCATAGGCTTACAGACCCAACGATACCAGCGGCGAACAATACTGCACGAATTGATACCAATAAACCCGTGTCACGCCACACCTACGACCACATTCAATTCATACCATCGCAAAATAAAATGCTGTCTATGCACACAGCGGGTATGTATTCGAATGGATACTCTGCGCTGACCGCTGACACGTTCGATTTCTCCAACAACACATGGACCGCCGCTGACTCAGGGTATACGGCAGCAATGGGTGGCAGTGGTGGCTATGACGCACAGGGAGACTTTAACCCTGTTACTGGCAAGGCATGGCTGAGAATGATCGGCAACAGCACAAAGTTGCTGAGTTATGACATAGGCACTGAGTCGTGGACAAACTACGACACGAACAACATCAACTATTCAAGTAACGGAAAAGCTGGGATTTGTCCAACCAAAAACGTGCTTGTTGCTTTGGGATCATCCGGTCAGCTACTTGTCAATGATCTGGCAAACCCAACAGCCGCCATATACACACCAACCACATCGGGCACTGGTCCATCTGCTGGCAAATACACGCTGGATTGGGATTCAATAAACAGCCGCTTTGTGTCTTGGGATCAATCCGGCACGACTGTCTATTTCTTGTCCGTCCCCGCTGACCCTGCGTCTGGCACGTGGGTCTGGACAACAGCAAGCGGCTCAGGTGGGGTAACCCCGGCAAATGGCGTCACCTATGGAACATATGGGCGGTTTAGATTCTGCGCCAGCTTGGGCGGCATTGTGCTGATGCCTACAGCAGTAAACCCCATTAGCTTTTACAAGATGTAACTATGGCAATCTCATACGTTGGTGTTGGTGCAATCACTCAACTGCTAGACAACGGAACTGCTGGAAATGTGGCGGTTCCCGCTGGTGTGGCTAGTGGTGATGTGATGGTGATGATGTTCGCGTTGAATGATCGCGGCGCAAGTACAACCCCGGCGGGTTGGACGGCAATAGGTGGTGTCGCAACATCAATTTATAACGGCACGGTGTACGCATATTACAAAGTGGCTAGCGGGTCTGAGCCTGCTAACTACTCCGTTGCGATTACAGATAACAGCAATTCAAAATACAACAGAATCTGGATTGCCGCATTTCGCGGTGTAGACAACACAACTCCAGTAAACACATACTCCGTATCTCCGGCAAGGATGGGGACTACCGCCCCGGCTGCAGCCAGCCTAACCACCACGGTAGCAGATTGTGCGCTGGCTGTTTTTTGCACTGAAATAAACCAGCACACACCGACCATCACGGCATCTGGTTCATTAACGCTGATAAACAACTATTCAGCGGCACACCCTGCGCTTGGATCGGCCTACAACTTAACAACAGGTGCTGCTGGCGCTTACTCCCCCGGTGCGTTTAGTTCGTCGGTATCAAATGACTTTTACGTCATGGCAATTGCGCTTGCACCTAGTGGTGGAGGCGACACCACAGCCCCCA